AGGTCCATCGGATCGATCTGACCGAGGCTGCTTACGAGTTGCTATCTTCGCTGGCTTCCGGAAGAACGCTGGGCGAGGCCATTGTGGCGGTGCTCACGCGCAAGGGACGTAAGGCGGTAAAGCAATCGCAGTTGTTCGAATGGTTCCGCGACTGGATGGCTGAGGGTGTATTCCATGCAGTGGAGCTAGATGGTGCAAATGCGAGCGCGGCATCGTAAACTCTACTTGTAGATCGAATGTCTTTGGGCGCGTAGCTCAGGTGGATAGAGCATCAGCCTTCTAAGCTGAGGGTCGCTGGTTCGAGTCCAGCCGCGCCTACCAGAACTCCTGCAGAATCAACAGGCGGCCTCCCCAGGCTTTCCCCTCTGAGGGCTTCTGACCCTCAGCACGGCGCGGATTTTGGCCCGCTATTGGCCAGCGCGTCAGCGAAGTGCACGGGTTATCGACCGATTGAGTGCGCCGCGTCACTCGAGCCCAGATGCGGCCCACGATCCCGACAGGCACATTTGCGGTTAGGACTCTGGTGGTGCGCGGGTCACTCTCCGGTATGTCGAAGGCGCACTGGTTGTCGTGCGGAGGGAAGTAAGCAGTGTCGGACGCTAGTGCGGTATTACGCCGTTGGGAGCGGAACTATGAGGTCCGGGTCAGCCTGGGCGCGGATGGTAGTTCGCCGTCGGGCCGATTGCTCCGACGGGAATGGGCGTCCGCTATGAGGGCCGCGGATATCGTGGCCCCGGATAGTCTAACCGAACTCGACCAATGGGTACTGTGGCGCTACGAGAACCGCAACGGCCAACCCACGAAGGTCCCTTATCAGTCGAACGGCAGACCGGCGAGCAGCACAGATGCGGCGACCTGGGCAGGCTTCGAAGCCATCACAAGCACTTGCCATCGGTCGAAGCGTTATGCCGGCCTGGGTTTCGTCTTCTCTCCTGAAGATCCGTTTTGCGGAATCGACCTGGATGATTCGCTGGACCGGAATGGCAATGTCAAGCCGTGGGCGCAGGGAGTCGTCGAGCGATTCGCTGACAGCTACATGGAAGTGTCACCCAGTGGAAGGGGCCTTAAAATATGGGCTCGTGGATCTCTGCCGGCCAACCTTCCGGGCGTCAAGGCGGGCGACGGCCAAATCGAGCTATACGACCACGCACGATACTTCGCGGTGACCGGCCGGGTTTTTCGAGGCGCGCCACTTGAGATCGAGGACCACGCGGACGACCTACTTACCTTGTTCACCCACTTAACCCGAGGTAAAGGAAAGCGCTGGAAGCTGCAGCCGCTGGAAGGCGGTCGAATTCCTTACGGGCAACAACACAACACCCTGGTGTCGATTGCCGGTACGCTGCGGGCCCGACGCATTTGTGACGAAGCGATCGACGCATGCTTGCAGATAATCAACACGCGCCAGTGTGATCGGCCAGGAGCCCACGAAGACATTTCGCGAATTGTCCGCAGTACGCGGAACTGGGGGGCCGCATGAGCTCAGAACTCTTAGCAAGACCGGATTGGTTACCGGATCTAGCGAATGCGGAGCCCGAATCGATCGCGGCCGGATGGAAGGCGCGCCTACTCTCAGGAAGCCGGGGGAAATTCCTCGCGAACGTGGCCAATGCTCTCGTCGCTCTCCGACATGCGCCTGAGTGGCGAGGCGTCCTGAGCTTCAACGAGAGTACACTCTCTGTGATCGCGAAGGCGCCCCCACCATTTGAACTTCCGTCACCAGTGCCGTTCGCATGGGCAGATGACCACGATGTCCGGACGGCTGCGTGGCTACAGTATAACGGTATCGGTGTCAGCAAGGAAATCGCAGGCCAAGCTGTTCAGGCCGTCGCAAGAGAACGTAGCTTCCATCCCATCCGTGATTACCTGGATTCAACTACTTGGGATCAAATTAGCCGGATTGATGACTGGTTGACAGTCTATCTGGGGGCTGATTCATCTGAGTACATACGCGCCGTGGGTGCGAAGTGGCTAATAGGAGGCGTCGCCCGTATATGTAAACCGGGCTGTAAGGTGGATACCTGCCTCATTCTCGAAGGGGAACAAGGATTGCTTAAGAGCACGGCGTTACGCACGCTCGCTCACGACGAGTTCTTCACTGATGACATTGCAGATCTCGGATCCAAGGATAGCGTCCTTCAGACGAGAGGAAAGTGGATCATCGAGCTTGGTGAGCTTGATGCGATGTGTCGCGTCGAAACGTCGCGTGTGAAGGCATTCATATCTCGCCAGGTCGATCACATCCGGCCGCCTTATGGCCGGCACGCGATTGACCTTCCGCGCGAGTGTATTTTCGCAGGGAGTACGAATAAAACAAATTATCTCAAGGACGAAACTGGTGCCCGCCGCTTCTGGCCAGTCGTGTGCGGACGCATCGACATCGACGCACTAAAGCGGGACCGTGACCACCTGTGGGCTGAAGCGGTCGCACGTTTCTGTGCGGGTGAGAAATGGTGGCTCGACAGCAAGACTCTGCTAGAATCCGCGGCCGAAGAAGCTCAAGCGCGCTACGAGGGCGATCCTTGGGACGAAAAGATTGCAGAATGGATCAAAGAACGGCAAAGCGTCAGGCTGCATGACATCCTCGAGCAGTGCTTGGGGAAAACCGCAGAAACCTGGAGGCAGGCTGATCAGAACCGCGTGGCCCGGAGCCTACGTGCAAAGGGCTGGAAGCGCTATCAGGAGCGGACCGGGTCAGGGCCGAAGGAAAGGGAATGGCGCTACAAAAAATCACCAGTGTTATAAGTGTCACCGGATAAGTATGAAAAATGGTGACAGAATAACTCGCGGTTTTTCAGACACCTCACCACTGTCATCAGTAATAGCGTACGTATATATAAGTGGAAAGCGGACTTTGGGTGGCGTGAGGAGACAAGCACACAGGGAGTTTATAGAAAACCGGTGGTGACGCGGTGACACTGGTGACGGCTTGAGAGGGGGCAAACACTGAATGCCCCGAACCTGCACAATCTGTAAACACCCCAAGCTCAATGAAATTAATGAGGCGGTCGTTTCCGGTGTGGCGTACCGGGACATTGCGGGACGTTACGGGACAAGCAAGAGCGCCCTGGACCGCCACAAACCTCACGTTTCCAGAGCACTGATGAAGGCCAAGGGCGCGGCCGAGGTGGTTCAGGCCGACTCCCTCATGGACAAGATCGCCCAGCTAGAGCAGGAGACGCGGCGACTGGGCCGGAAGGCGGAAGACGCCGGCGACTTACGCGCAGCGATGGCTGCTGTTCGCGAATTGATTCGCATCGTTGAGTTGCTGGCGAAGATTCAGGGAGAGATTAAAGAACCCGGCGGAACAACAGTTAATGTCGTTTATGTCAACGCACCTCACCCTTGTAGGTCGGACAAACAAGCGCCGACAGTACCGTGTCAAATCGTCGATGTGCTCGCCGCTAGGTCAGATGAGCTGGTGCAGGAGTGATCACGCCCCGAACAATCGAGTTGCGATTACCACAGCCCCACCCAGGACAACAAAAGGTAATCCAACAGGCGAAGCGGTTCAACGTGGTCTGTTGCGGGCGCCGCTGGGGCAAAACGGTGCTGGGGATGGATCGCCTGATTCATCCGGCTTTGCAGGGTAAGCCGGTGGCTTGGTTCGCCCCTAATTACCGCCTGCTGGCGGACGTCTGGCGCGAACTCCAGACCATACTAGAACCGGTTATCGCGAGGCCTAACCAGCAAGAGCGACGCCTCGAACTGCGTGGCGGCGGCACGGTAGAGATGTGGTCTCTGGACTCGCCCGACGCCGGCCGTGGCCGCGCGTACGCTTCCGTAGTAGTCGACGAAGCCGCGATGGTTGCGAACCTGGAGCAAGCGTGGCAAAGCATACGACCGATGCTTACAGATCTGCAGGGAGATGCTTGGTTTCTGAGCACGCCCAAGGGCATGAATTTTTTCAAGGCTCTATTCGACCGCGGGCAGGATCCAGACCGCAAGGATTGGGCATCCTGGCAGATGGCGACCAGTGAAAACCCATACATCGATCCCGCGGAAATCGAAGCCGCAAGTCTCGATATAACGGAGGCGGCGTTCAATCAGGAGTACCTGGCCTTATTCGTCAACTGGGAGGGTAGCGTTTTCAGGCGCGTCGGCGAGGCAGCCACAGTGATGTCTCGGATGAATCCAGAAGCCGGCCATGATTACGTCATCGGTTGCGATTGGGGCCGATCGAACGATTACACTGTCCTTTTGGTGTTGGACACGACCACGCGGGCTGTCGTGGCATTGGACCGCTCCAACCGCGTGGACTACACCATCCAGTGCGAGCGACTGAAAGCCCTGTGTGAGAAATGGCAACCGCAACAGATCATCGCTGAGCTGAACAGCATTGGCCAGCCGGTGATCGAACAACTTACCCGCGATGGGTTGCGGATTCAGCC